AACAAAATGTTTTTTAATATAATATATACCATCTTCAATAGATACAATTGAACCAAAGCCTGTAGCAGCGGATGCTTTTACTTCGGCTGATTTACTACCTGAAGCAGTTATCGTTGCATTATCTGCAAATACTGTACCACTTATATATTGTACCCATAATGTTATTGGGTCTGAGCCAGAAGCTAGAGCTGCATGAATAACTTTAGCAGTATTAGTACCATCAGTAAATTCAGTACCTACTAATTCAACAACAGTATCATTATTAGCATGAACAGAATCTAATTTAATATAGTCAATTTTATTATGGAGGTGAACTGCGCCTGGAATAACAACTGAACCATCTTTAAATACATGGTCACCCGTAGATGATATTTGATTTTGTAATGATGATTGAAGCTGAGTTAATTCCCGTGCTTGTACAGCCTTACCTGGTCTGAATAATATCCTTTGATATTTTTCTTTAGGAGTTAAACCATCCGCACCTGCGGTATTAAAATCGTCCCAGTATGGTTCTACGTTAAATGCTATTGCCATGTTTCTTTCCTATTAAAATGCGATTACTAATCTTACTGTCTCTACTTGACCTGCTGCTCTCGTGGTTGCTGTTCTATTCTCCACAAACATTACCTCACCTGAATGATGATTAATTAAAGGTACTCCTACTGCTGTGATATCATCACCTGCAGAAGATGCACCCGTTGCGCGAGTAAAATGTGATGTAGTAAATGTTCCAAACCCTGTAGATTCATTTTGAATATAATGTAATACACCACTAGCGTTATTATATTCTACAACTAAACCTTTAGCACCAACTGTACCACCCGTATGACCTTCAAATGCGAAATCAGCTATGTATGTGCTACCTAATGCAGCAGGAATTGTTACACTCTTACATGTATTATATGTATTAGCTTCTGCAACTTGAGCAATAGTACCTGTAGTTGAACCAGTTAGTGTTGTAACAAGAGCTTTATATACTTCTCCAACAACTGGATTACCACTTGTTGACCCTGCAGTTGCCCACAATGCATCAGTAGTTGTACCTATTGTTAAAATCTTATAAAAGTTACCAACTACCATTGAGCCAACAGCTGTTACTGTTGTTGGTCCATCATTGGCTTCTTCAATTGGATTTTTAATAAGAGCCAATTGTCTAAAGTCATTTGAATCAGGAATTGTAGCTGATTCATCACCTGTCCATGTAGTATTAATTGTTACATAGTGTGAACGTAAGTCATTATTTGGGTCTTTACCAAATCCACCTGGAGGACCAATCACTGGTCTTACTGCACCATTTGAACCTGCACCACCTGTTACTGTAACAGTAGCGTGGGTATAACCCGTGCCAGCATTAGTTACTAAGATATCTGTGATAGCTCCACCTGATACTACAGCCGTGGCTGCAGCTGATGCACCATCACCTGCAATGGTTAATGTTGGAGCTGATGTATATCCAGTTCCTGCGGTAGTTATTTTAAAATTATATATTGCACCATCAACTGCGTTACTTTGTACACTCCATTGATTAATCAATGCTGCGTCAGAACCTCCAGCTGGTGCTTCTTTAATATGTCTTGATGGTATGAATGATGCTGTTAAAAACTTTGTCACATCAGATGTTGGGATTGTATACATATATTTCCATATATAACCATCTGTTGCTGAGAAATTAATTACACCTGTTGTTTGAACACCACCTGGTGAAACGTCTGGGTTTGTTGTACTTGTTCCTGCTCCAGCTTTCAAACAAAGATAAACGTTATTATTATCTGAAATAACGTGATATACTTTGCCTTCTATGTTGGTGTCTTGGTCATCATATTCTATATATGTAGTACCAGAAACCCATAGGTTCCTTGGTGCACAATGAATAATATCTGTACTAGCAATTTTCTTCATGGCAAACATGTTTTCCCATAAAGTATTATTAGTATAATCATTTTCATATGGGGTTGTTGGAACTGTATCATCAGTCCATGCATTAGGCCGTCCCAAGGCCATATAGAATGTGTTTGATGCAAGACTAGCTAAGAATTTATCTGTTGTATCTAATCTAAATTTGCTAGTTATTATTGCTGCCATGTCTTTTCCTTTATTATGTTATGAAATCACGAGTGAACTTGCTCCACCCAATCCGAATTGTAAACCTATATTGTTATTTATACTATCTTGAAGTGTATAATGAGCAAAATCGCTATTTGGTCCCAAATATCTGAACTTCATGTTCTCCCAATGGTTCCACATACCTATTCTACCGCCACCTGAACCAATATTATAAGTTCCAGTTGTAGTAAATGGAATATGTGTATAGCTCTTTTCTAATAAATGACTATTAAATTGTACTGGACCAACTTGGAATGCACCAATGTTAATATTAATTTTACCTGCTGGTAGTAACCAACCATACGGTGATGGTATACCCGAGGTTAATAATTTAACTAATATTGCAATCTCACCAAAGAACTTAAATCCTGCTGGATGAATTAATCTTGTAAATGCATTTTTCCAATCAGCTACGTTCTTACCAGTCTTAAGAACATATGAGAATTTTTGATAATAGTAAGAGTCTTGTAAATATTTTTTATCTGATAAAAAACCATCATTGGTTAAAAACAAACCCTTAGGATATGTTTTAACCACATCACTATTTGCTAGTGCACTTGTAAATGTTAATTTATATTTAGTAGTACTTGATTCTGAATAGACTGACTCAACGTAATCTGTGGTTGGTGTCTTATATACATTGTTAACAAATACTACATCATCATCAAATAATGCTGGATTACCATCATCATTATTTCCACTAACTACTGTTGGTGTTCCACTAATTGTGAAGGTATTTGATGGTGTATAGTTAGCGTGGGTTGCTATAATATCGGTTGTTTGGTCTGTCCAATCTCCATCTGATGGATTAAGTATATCTATAAATGGAAAATATGTTTCAACCTCATCATCATATATCACCCTAAAAAATGATGTAATAGATTCTGGTGTACCCCTACTTCTATAAAACTCAACAAGCCTTTTATAAAATTTCCTTGGGTCTGTAGCAAAGTCTCTTGGTACCGCAATACCAATCTCATTTTGTAATTCCGTAAGGAGACTATCTTCTATAAAATCAATATCTCTTTGGATATCTATTGCATTAAGATAAAATCCAGATTTATTTGAACGCTCTAAATAAAGAGCATATACCTTAAGAAATGAAACCAAGTCAGGATATAAAGACTGTATATGTTCAGGTATTAAGTCATCTATGTATGATGATATATTATATTTACCTAAAGTTGACATTAGTTACTCACTGTTGTATAGTCAATACCAGCAGTAGTACCACCAGTAGCCATAGTATCTATCTCTCCTGTTATAGTTGCGGTTGAGGTATTAATAGTTAATAGTTCATTCCTTGTAGGTTTAATGTCAGATGAGGCCGGCTTAACAGTCACGTCAATCGTAGTTGACCCTGTTGGTAATGCTGTTGGAGCAAAACTATTTAAAGTAACTGTTCCATTTTCTTCATTAACATCACCAAGGTTTGTACCATATATTGTACCATCTGTTCCTATAATTTGAATAATTCTAGTAGCACTTGAAGTATCATAGTAGTCTTTAAGCCTACATTGTACACCACTAAATGTAAATAGTGTTGAGGTCAAATAAGAACCAAGAGCTGCTGTAGTAGCATCTAAGTCAGTCAATGCTTGATTAAACTTAAGTGTATATTTAGTTGCTATACTAAGAGTAGGTGTAATCTTTTTAGTCATTTTAATACGAGTAATATTAGATAGGATAGCAATATTAGTATCGTCAATCTTCTTAAGAACATTTGAGTCTCTATATACTCCACCAAAACTTCTAAGTGTGTCAGTATTATATGAGATAAGTGTGCTCCTTATATTAGTTGCAAGACCAGATGCTGTAACTGTAGCAAGGTTTGGATTATATTTAAAGTAGACTTCTAAATCAATGTATGTATATTCTGGGTCAACCAGTACGGGTGTGATGGATACAACGTTTTTAGGTTTAAGAATATTTGTTATGATTGTTGTCTTTTGAATATCAGTTAGTACTTCAGCAGATAATGGTTTAATACTTATATAAACCTTACCGTAATCAGGTACGGTATGGTCCTCTCCACCCCATACTTGGACAGCTTCAATGTCGGCAAATTCGTTTTTAATAATAGCTTTATAATCATCAGGGGTAACAGCTCTGTTTTGAGATACGTGGGCAAGAGGAGCATTAAATTTAATTGCTTCTTTAGTTTCTCTTGGTGCACCACCAGTAGCTTTAGTTACAAGTGTGATGGTCTCATCTGTATTACCAGCAATTGTATCGGTTAATGTGAATGTGGTGGCACCATTTACATCAGAGCCTGATGCTATCTTAGCATATTCAATTGTAATAGTGGAACCATTAAGTGGTCTTTTACCAATGATATTATCACCAAACTTAATTTCATAAAAACCATCTCTTCCTTCCTCTAAAAAGAATACTTCGGATGTACCATCTAAGTTTACTACATTAGTATTTAAAGTAAAAACTTTAGATGCAGTAGTTGAAGCTGAATCTGTCACAGTAACTTTAATGGATTTTGTATTTACATTAATATTTGGAATTAAATATGTCTCAAAAGTATTATTTTGGAATGTATATCCTATACTTTCTAATGTCCCTTGCTCAATTTGGATATTAGAGAATAGCCAACCATTAGTTGCATCGTAATTGATGGTAGTGGTTGTTGAATTAAACATTGGATATGTGACACCATCAATGACAGTTTGAAATGTAACGCCCCTATTTATAGTTAATGGTAATGGATTATTATCTGAATCATGGTTCCATAAAGGAGTGGCAGACCCAGTAGCCATTTTACAATTTATAAATGCAGTAGATGGAGCAATAGACCTTGGTGTATATCCTAATAGCTTAGCATGAGATACTACTGAAGTCCGTAACTGAGCTGTGTCAAGGAACGTTTCATTAAGTGCAAAGTTTGCATTCATTGAATTTATATGTGTTACATAACTTAATACATCAATAATGGTATTCATTGCTGAGCCTTCATAGTTATAATCATTGAAGGTCGTATCTGTTGCTTTCATATATGCAACTAGGTTATTTTTTAATTGGTCAAAGTCTAATTCACTTGCCGTAATTCTGCGTTCTATTGCCATTATCGTAATCTCTCTATTGTGGTTGCTATATCTATTATTTCATTACTTGATATAACTCTACCGGTTACTGTTATAAATACTTCGTTTTCATCAGCCTTAGCCTGAATATTTGTATTTAATACTTCTAATCGTGGTTCCCAATTAGCTAAAGCAGTATTAATAGAAGTAGACATATTTGCTGCTGTTATTTGAGTCATATTTTCAAATAGATATGCTCTTAAATTAGCACCAAAATTATAATTAAAAGGTCGTTCACCATAATTTGTTCTTAATATATTTAAGACACTTTGTATTACTGATGCATTATCTTTCTTTATTCCAACGTCATTGGTATTAGGATTTTGCTTAAAAGTAAAATCTAAATCTTTATACGTTTCTTGTCGTGCTATCTGCGCCATATATCTTATTTATACTATTTAGGTGGACCAGTGTCAACAGTTGGTGAATCAAAATCATCATGAACATGGGTATTAACTATAACATCTTCTCTTGATAATTTTAATTCTTTGGTTATATCAACATCACCATCTAATTTTATTAAGCCTTCACTTGTTATTGTAGTAGTACCTTCAGTATTAACAGTTATGTCACCCGT